CCCTTTCCACGAAATTGACGAAATATCCTGCTTACAACACCTGCCCGAGAACTCCTGTTTGCCGTACGGCAGTTTTGCCTATCTAATAGCCGGTTCTTCTACAGCCTTTCTGTGAGACGGTTCCGTATCATCGGTATTTTTGGATTTTCTTTCTACTTCCCGGCGCAGGATCCTTCTCTGAAACGAAAAAGTTGCTTTCCTGTCGTAAATTTTGTCCCGTTCTGAGGTCAGGCCCCTGGCGGCCTTCCTGAAGGCAAAAGAAAAACCTTCCGTTCAGGAAGGCGAATGATGGGCCGACTACACTTGATTTTCCTGGTGGGCGGGGTAGGAATTGAACCTACGACCTTCTGCGCGTCAATTATGAGAAGTATTCGTCAACCAACATCTAAAAATGATAAACACTGTATTTTCAAGGCATTGAGGAATTGGCAATGTATTACAAATGCCGGTTTGGAAGTACTTATGTAGATGCATTGCAGTAAAATTGCAGTAATTCCTCCACCCGCCTTACGGCAGGGTGGAGGAATTTTGTTCGGTTTGCTGCTCCAGCCACCGGCGAAGCCCATCCCTGTTTATCATCCACCGGCGGCCCAGCTTTATGGCAGGAAAATCGTGCCGGTGGCAAAGCTGTAACACGCACCTGTATCCCCGCCGCAGAAAGCGGGCCGTTTCTTCAATGGTTAAGACAGCCGGTAGGTCATTCCAGTTATTCATGGCTGTACCCCTCTCTATGCAGCCTCCGCATTCATCAGCAGTTTTTGGGCCTCTATGAGAGCAAACTCAAGGTTAGATTCGGCCCTGATGCTCTTTGTTTCCAACAGGTCTTTATAGTCCTTCACCAGCCGCGCCAGGTTCCTTACCCGGTCGATATACTGTTTTGCCGTCTTCTGTCTGATGGTCTTCCCGCTCTTAATAATCTCGGTCATCTCAGAAATCAGTCGTTCGGATTCCGCATTCACCTGCTCCTCCAGGGATACCCGGATCATTTGCCGGTGTTCTTCTACGTCGATCACCGGGATACTCCACATGGAAGATGTATTACTGGTCACGCTGTATTCAGCCAGACTATTGACGAAGGATTTAAGCGCCTGGAGTTTTTCTTCGTGCACCTGAGGAACGAAGTACACGCCACCGGATGGCCGGACAGCAACCGGGTCACATTCCCGGAGTACTCGCATGACCAGGTCACGTATGTGGTAACCCTCGTAATGGTTCTTTACCACCTGGAACCTGTTGACGATAGCATAAGCCGCATTTATGGCAATGTCTTCGGGCAAAACATCGACCAGTTCCCGCACGGTGATCTCTCCATCAAGCAAAGTAAGCTCCACCATAGGTTCATAAGAAAGGCGAATATTTTTAGCGTCTACAACCTCCTTTACTACTTGGACAACCATATCTCTTGAATCTGCCTTTACCTGGCGAATAAGGATGTTCACAAAATTATTGTCGCCGGCAGGTTCCCGCTTGCGCTCCCCGGCGTGGCAGGCCCGGCGGAAAGCGTCACGAATGTTTAGTTCACCGGGGAGAAACCTTTCTTCCAGACCTGCCTGGGATAGTCGTTCTGCTAACTGGTTGCGGGTGATGAGGCAGTCGCTGATCGAATACCAGGCCAAAGCCCCGAGGTATTTTACCTCCACGTTAAGCGCTTTTTCGACAGCTATCAGATCGCTTGTTTTAGGTACTCTTGCCATTTGTCATTCTCCTCCCGTAAATTTTTCTTTAGTAAGCGTATAGGTCCCGCTCGTAGTGCTCGCACTCTTCGCACTTCTTGTCGTAGTTTTTGCACTTTTCGCAGTCTACCTCCCGGTACATTTACCATACCTCCTCGAAAATTTCTCCGGCCACCCCTTCTGATGGCCGGGCAGTTTGCCACACCCGGTCAGACCAGCGGGTCAGCTCCCGGGGTGATCCATATCCGATGAGGACTGACCAAACGCGGAAGTTGAAAATTCTCTTGTACTCAAAAAAGCCTTGCAGGAATGTATCCGGTACCTGGCAGATGCCGTCTGTGACCATCACGATGTCCGCCTTGTCGTAGCCGTCCATGATCATCAGTTCCATTGCGCGGGTAAGTGCCGGAACGTAGTCTGTCCCGCCTGCCGTGCCCGTAGTGGCGATTGCCACAAACTTTTCAATATCCCGCTCCCCTGGAGTGAAAAGATACTCTGCCAGGACGCGGGTATCGAAGAAAATCACTGCCGCCTTGCGCTTCTGCCTTGTGGCGGTGTCCAGGAGGGCGAGGGCCACCGCCACCGCCCAGTCCATCGGCTCCCCGTTCATGCTGCCGGAGGCGTCCACCAGGCAGATGATCGGGCCGCGGCCCAGTTTCTCCTTTGTCAGCAGCTCGTACTGGAGGAGCTGCTTCTCCGTGTACCGCCGGTAGAAGTCCAGGCGGCGCAAGGGATGCCTGAGCATAGCCAGTTCTGCTGGAAGGACGCGGGACAGATCCGCGCCGACGGTGATCCCGTGTAGCTCGTCCCGCTCCTTCTTCAGTTTCTCCCTCTGCCGCGCCCGGGCCAGGTTGCGGAAGCGGCCAACCAGGTCGGCAAGCTTCTTCAGCTTTGGCCCGGTTAGCCTTTCAGCCAGCTTCAGCCGCTCTTCCATCGGCACTCGTTTCAGGTCGCCCGGCTCCAGGCCCCACCCGGCGAGGGCCTGTTGCAGCTCTTCCGCTTTCTCTTTCCCGGCCTCCGCTACCGCCCGCACCGTCCGGCGCACTTCCCTGGCCGCTTGCTGGAGTGTTTGCTGCGCCAGGTCGGCCAGCTCCGTTGCTGGCCTATTTGAGCCTTCGGCGGCATGGTTAGCTGCTGCCTGGGCGTATTCCATCGCCTTTTCCAGTTCCGGGCGCTGCTTTAATTCTTCCAGAAGCTTGCGTCCGGTCTCGATGGTGGCGACGCCTGCCGAAAGCTCGTCAAGCATTGTCACCAGGCGGGTTTCCTGCACTGTCTTATCTTCCTGCAGCCGTTCTACGAAAGGGCGGTTTACCCGGTGTACGACATCGACGCGCTCCTCCGGCATCAGCTCCGGGGCCGTCTTGTAATAAGTCGCCCAGATGTCCCGGAGCAGCGCCGGGAATGTCGCCGGACCCTTAGCTGCGAGGTCGATCAGCTTGTCGCTTGCCGCCATCAGTTCGTCAAATAAAGTGCGGTCGTATTTGTCTTGGTGGATATTGTTCTTGCCCGGTGCGAGGTGCCGGAAGGTTTCTTCCGACACCCCCAGGAAGCTGCTCAAATCTGGATGCCCAAGCACTTTGCAACCACCTCCTTGTTCCAGCCAATCACTTGAAACAGGGCCTCGGCGATCCGGGCGTCGCTCTTGCCTTTTGCCTGGGCTTCCCGCTGCAGCTCCTCCAGGCGCTTGGCTATTTTCTTCAGTTTGGCGTTGGCTTCTGCACCGACAGAGGATGCTTTCTCATCTGGGGCCTGCATGGCGTTCTGCCAGACTTCCATCGCCTGGTCCAGTAGGTCCTGGGCTTCCTGATCAAGCGGGTTCGCCAGGGCCATGATCGCCTGCCGCACTTGGACGATCTGCCCCGGTTCCTGCCAGAGAGCTGCGGCCAGGATCGCCAGGTCGTCCTCTGCCGCCTGTGCCCGTCCTTCCAGCCAGGCGTGTGCCCGGATAAGGTCGAGGCTCTGCTTCCACCTGCGGTCAGAAACCGGGATGTTCAGCTCAAACATCTTCTGCCGCAAGGTAGCGATATGCCGGATTACCTTGCTTATGTCCACCTGCTGGACTTCCGCTTGGGCCTGGGCAAGTTCCTGCGCGGTGATCGTGGTGCGCCCATCTGCGCCTGCGCCCGCCAGGAGCTTTTCAAAGCTGCGCGGGTCTTTGATGTAAGACACCACGAAGCGCAGGAGGAAACGATCCCAAAGTGCCCCCAGTTCCTCCCGGTCTTCCGGGAGTTCATTTGATGCCCCGACGAGCATTTGCAGCGGAACCTGCACCGGCTGCCCGTCATTGAAGAACAGCCGCTCGTTTACCACGGTGAGCAGGCTGTTCAGGACGGCGGAATTGCACTTCCAGATTTCGTCAAGGAAGGCAATGTCGGCCTCCGGGAGCTTGCCGGATGTAACCCTCCGGTAGCTGTCGTTCTCCAGTGCCTTGAGGCTAACCGGCCCGAACAGTTCCTCCGGTGTGCTCGTCCGGGCAAGCAGCCAGCGGAAGTAGCGCCCGCCGATTCTACTGCAAATATCCTCCGCAAGGGCCGATTTCGCCGTACCAGGTGGTCCCAGCAAGAGAACATGCTGGCGAGCGAGCAGGCCCACCAGCAAGCCCCGGATGACCTCCCGGCGCTCAAGATAGGCGCTATTTAATTCCTTTTCGATGCTCAGAAACTTATTGCGCATTATTCGCCAACCTCCGTAATCAAAATTTTTGCTATCCGGGAAATTGGGTTGTGCTTTGACCAATGCGGAATATTTTTATCCGTTAACTCTGCCTTTTTTTGTGTGCAAGCCTCACCATACTGTTCCCTTATATGGCGAAGGCGTTTTTCTGCCGGCTTATCGACTTTTAGCCTAACGCGCGTCCGTAAACCCTGGGTCTTGAAACTTTCTGCGAGCCACCGCGCTGCATCCAAGGCTTCGTTGGTCGCACAGTATATAGAAAGCCTCCATCTCTGGTGGTAATTACGGTCCACATACACAGAGATGTACCAGCAATCGTTATTGTACCAATCATCGAAATAGCGAACATCAATGCAAACAAAGCTGTCGAGGTAAAACTTTACTTGACCATGGTATACCAGCTCCATTGCTTGGCCCTCCCCCATGTATAGACTGCTGTGTTATCTCCGGCACCATCGTCTCCCTGCCCGCTCGCTCGCTGGTTCGCGCCGTCTTTAGCCTGCCTGTTGGTTCACCGCTCCCCCCTGGCCCGCCCCTTGTTTTTTTCCTCCTTCCCCGGGGCTGGTATCGGGCTGGCCCATCCCTGAGCCGGGTTCATCGCTCCCCTGTTACGCAGGCCCGTTGCGACCTCGCCGAGGTCCCCGCCGGTGTATCCGTGCCGGGCGTTTTATCAGCCGCCGCCGCGCCTATCAGGCGAATCATATGCGGTTGTCAAGGTGCCCCTTGGTTGTTTTTGTGTGTCATTCTGACACTTATTATAATGTGTCGCTATGCGACTGTCAACACCTTGTTTTCAAATTTGTGTCTTACTGCATCATTTTACAAAAAATAAAAAGCACCCCTTCCGGGGTGCATGATCTTCTAATTCGGCTTGGTCATGATAATCTTGTTTGTCGCATGATCGTATTTAACGAGGTAGCCCATGTTGCTCGCGACGAAGCGCAACGGTACTACCGTTCTACCGGCCTTGGTGATAAGTGGTTCTTGATCCGTCAGGATGATTACGTCGTCTACTTTTGCTGCTTTTTCGCCTACGGTAAGCTCAATCTTCCTGGCGGCCTTTGGCACTGCGATGTCTACGGCAGTCCAGGCTTCAAAAAAGTACCAATAACCGATGTCAAGATCCCGAGCAGTTATCCAGGAGTAGGGCAACCAGGCATAACCATTTTCTCCCCACTTCTGCCCCCAGGAATTGCGCAGCAGAAATGCCTGCCGTTTGTCGCTGTAGCCGCAAAGAGTTACAGCATGTCCTCCCAAGACCCGGCCGGACGGGAGTGGAATAATTCCATCCTTAGGCTCCAAAAAGTTAGAGCAAACCAACAGGGCAGCCAACACAACTCCTTCTCGCCAGATGGCCCGTTTTAAGGCTTCCACAGTGCCGGAACGGTTTTTGTCAGTTATGCCGCAAATTTGGGCATAGGTTTTGATCCGGTATTTACTCGCCTGCTCAGCCAGGTTTACCGGCGGTTGAGGAACATTCTTATCCGTGTTCAGCCAGGAGTACGGCAGGACATCTTCGGTGCAGACGCCGATTTCCTGTAATACCTTCAACGCCACCCGTGGATAGGTGCCTGCTTCATTCGGAATGCCGTCCCGCTGCTTGCACAGGGCATAAAGATATGCTACAGACAAACCTTTAGCCGGGAAATCACCCTGACTGATTTCTTGGAACGCTTTCAACCCCCAGCAGGAGGCCGCTGCCACGCAGGTACCCAGTTGTCCTTGATCCCATACCGGCGGCATATTGCGCCGGTAGTCTACCTCGGCTGGCAGTTGTTCGGCGCTAATCGTCGGTACCAGATGATTGTATTTATAGTCCCGGAAATCAGGCCACGAAGGAAAAGCGCCGGTGGTCAGTCCGCCGGCGCCTTTAAGTTCAGTAGTTAATTTGTTCATGAGTTTCCGCCATGTTTCATAAGGCATTTAGATTACCCCCAGTCTTTGCAAAATAATGGCCAGCATTCCCATATCCACGGGCTCCGAAGGCTTATGCGGTGAGTTGAACCTGGCTTTTGCGGCTAGTTCCTGAAGCGCCGCCTGGCGCTGTTTTTCCCAATCGCTTTCCCAGGTCACGCCCAAATAGGCGCAGATTCCGCGGGCTATGGCCTCACCCGCCTGCTCCTGGAAGGTTGGACTTTCCAAAAGGCCTTCTTCTTTGGGGTTGCTCAGAAACGCAACTTCCACTAATGCAGCAGGCATGATTGTGTGCCTTAAAACGTAAAACCGGGCCGCTTTTACGCCCCGGTTGCGCAGCTGCTCCGCTTCCTGAGCGGTAGCCGGGATTTCTTCCAGGTCAACACCAAAGACAGAAGTTTGACCGGTTCCTACCCCCGATAGGCTCTGGCTCAAATACGTAGCAAGGGTAAATCCCTCGGCAGATTTGGGATCAGCACAGTAGTATACCTCTGTCCCTTCTGCAAGTGTGTTTGTGGTGCTGTTAACGTGAATGGAGACAAAGCAGTTCGCCCCAAAGTTGTTGGCAATATCGCACCGCTCCTGCAGGCTTACGGTCCGGTCGTCATCCCTGGTAAGTCGAACATTAACCCCCCGCTGCCGGAGTCTGTCCGCAGCATGCCGGGCAATAGCCAGAACAACTATCTTTTCCTGTACGCCGGTGGGACCAATTGCTCCCGGGTCTATTCCTCCGTGGCCTGGGTCAAGAACTACCTTCTTGACCACTTAACCACCTCCCTATAGATAAGCATTTATGTCCGTCAAATTTCACCGGAACCATCGCTTTTCTTCTTGAGCTGTTCTAGGGCCTGTTGCAGCTGGGCGGGTACCGGTACGCCTGCCCTGCCCAGGTTTTCAAGGATGCTCAGGCCTTCATTGGCCATATAGAACCAGATGGCCAGGTTTCGCAATATGTTCTGGCCGATGACCTGATCGAGCCAGTAACCGACGGCCACGGGCACAAAGAGAAGTATTTTCTTCGCAATACCTTTGAAACCCACGTTACTGTTTAACTTGCCCTCGTACCAGGCTGCTGCAAGGCCGGTCAAGTAGTCGGCGACGACGAAAATAACCAGCACTTGCAGCGCCATGTCCCAGCCCCCCAGTAATGTAGTGATTGCGGTTCCTGTCGTAATTAGCATCAACTTACCCCAGGTCAAGTAGTCCGTTAAGTTGTTCATTTGACTCACCTCCGTTAAATAATAAAGCCGCCCACCGGCGGCTATAAACAACTCCTTATGCATCTTCCGCCCCTGCACTGGCTTTAAGCCACACCTTTTTCCTCGGTCCTACCTCCACCCTGGCCCGAACAAGTTTTCCGTATTGCTCCCTTGGTAGCCCGTCAGCTGGAAAGTCGTGCCAGGTCAAGCCGTTGTCCGGGCTGTACTCGAACAGCTCCGAGTTTGTGTTACTATCCACCTGACTAATTAACTGACTACCAGCCTCGTCGGCGTAAGCGCTGATTCGGAAGTGTAATCTCCACTTCGCCCGGGGCCTGGCTGGCGTAGGTGCTTGCACGATGGCCATCGGCCTGGCACACCTGGCGGAATATGGTTCGACGATCACCGGCGGGTCACATTGTAGCGGCAGTTTCGCCGTCGAGAATTCCAGGGTATAAGGAGTTAATGCAACTCCGCCGGTAGATTTAAGCCCGTCGGTCAGGTTAACGATTATGGAAGCGTCTGTTTCCAGGCCGCCGGGGATGGTCAGGGTGAGTGTTTTTGTTGCATCATCATAAGTCCACTGATATTCGTATTGCTCTAAGTTAGTGCCTAAGACCTGTAAAGTATTTGGCGATATGGTTGATATGTCGAGCGAATCGGAGAATGTTACTTGAATGTCCGTGTCTGGATTTACGTTGATGGCATTTTGAGGCGGGTTGGTAGCTGTGACCTCGAAAGAAACAACACCAATAGCGTAAAGATAGCTATCCCAGCTTCCAAAGTAAATTGTTCCATCGGTTCCTATAGCTGGCGACGAGTATACCCAGTCTCCCGTCTGATACCGCCACTTAAGTGTCCCGTCAGGGTTTAAAGCGTAAAGATAGCCATCATAGCTACCAATATAAATCGTTCCATCGGCTCCTATAGTCGGTGAGGAACGTATCTCGGAATCGGTCAAGTATCGCCACTTAAGTGTCCCGTCAGGGTTTAAGGCGTAAAGGTAATAATCCCGGCTTCCAACATAAATTGTCCCATCAGACCCTATTGCCGGAGTGGAACGCACACACCAATCGGTCAAGTACCGCCACTTAAGTGTCCCGTCAGGGTTTAAGGCGTAAAGATAGCCATCATCACTACCAATATAAATCGTTCCATCAACACCCACAGACGGCGAAGACCATATAGTATCACCGGTTTGGTACCGCCACTTGAGGGTTCCATCAGGGTTAAAGGCATAAAGGTAGCCATCTGTACTGCCGACATAAATCGTCCCATCGATTCCTATGGCTGGCGAAGACCATATCCAGTCACCAGTCAAATATCGCCATTTTAGAGTACCGTTAGGGTTTAAAGCATAGAAGTAGCAGTCGTAGCTTCCAAAGTAAATCGTTCCATCGGCTCCTATGGCTGGTGATGACTCTACCCAGTCTCCCGTCTGATACCGCCACTTAAGTGTCCCGTCAGGGTTTAAAGCGTAAAGATAGCCATCATCGCTACCAATATAAATCGTTCCATCAGATCCTATGGCTGGTGAAGAACCTACCCAGTCACCAGTCAAGTATCGCCATTTGAGCGTCCCATCGGGGCTTAAGGCATAAAGATATTTATCACCACTACCAACATAAATTGTTCCGTCAATTCCTATAGCTGGTGAGGAATCTATTAGATTACCAGTCAAATACCGCCATTTCAATTCGCCACTTGCGGATCCAATGTACGGGCTACATCCCGTATTCCTGTTATCACGCCTAAACTTCGGCCACGGTGAATTAGCTAGGCTCACCTTATCACCTCAAGTCCCACTGAATCACAAGCACAGACTGCGGCAGCGTCATGCCCGCACCAAACTCTTCCTTTGCGAGCGATACGCCCTGCCCAAAATTTATCGCCCCGGCATTTTCGTCTACCGGGCCGAAGTCAGTTACTTCGTAAGCCAGGGCGTCAACACCCGCAATAAAGGTCTTCGTGCATATAACCGCTCCGGTTTCCTTGTTCACCAGCTTGAGTTGCATGTAATCACTGTCATTACCGACAATTGTTTCTTTTGGTATCAGGCGAACACCTACGATTTGCGCTATCTCCACGACGGAGCCGAACGCCGGTATTTCTGTCGCAACCCCTGCTGGAACCTCGTTCAGCGGCAGATAGACAACGTTGGCGCTTATGATTTTCTCGTTCAACAGGTTTTTGCAGAGCTGAAAAAGGTCAAAGTACCCATACCCCTCCAGTCCTGAAGTCTCGGCGGCAACCGTAACGCGGAGCAGTTCCGCATTTTCGCGTACCTGGCAAATCCCTTCAATGTGAAGCCACTCCACATCCAGTGGCTGTAATTCTCCCTCAATCCACGTCATTGCCAATCAGACCACTCCCTGGGTGTCATCCCTGCACGGCAGGATAAAGACATCTGTACTGCCGTCAGAATACTCGTAGGTCACTTTCAGAACTGCTTTTACATCAGTACTGTTTTCCGGCTGCTCGTACTCGGGAAGAAAATCGACGGCCACTTTAAAGTCCGGCGGCTGCACCGGAAATATTTTTATCTGACTCATACTAGCAGTAGGGGCAAGACGAAAGCACTTGCTTCCGTCGATACCACCGTCTACGACGTCAACATTAGAAACGGACCACCCAGTAAGCCCATCCTCCGCCGACGGGTTAACAAGACGATTTTTCGAGTACAAATCTTCGGTCATAAGGCATGTCACCTTTCATCACTCGTATATGACGGTGATATTGGCAGCCAGGGCAGCATCAAATCCGATGTAAAGGCCGGTGGAAAAGGCGATATCAAAATCTATTTGCCTGGGGTTGCCAGTCTGCTCTAGGCTAAGCACGGCAATGGTCGTGCCGCTTTCTGTCGTACTGTCGTACAAAGTTAAGTCGCCTGCGGCAGTGACTTTGCCGATTATTACCCTCTTCAGCTTCCCTGCGCCGGCCTTAATCTGCGTATCTCCCGTAACATTGGCATAGCTGTACGTTTTTTCGCTAGCTATGTTGACGCCACCTATCGTGTTGTTTCCAGCAGGTAGAGCATCAGTGATTTTCTTTATACCATCGGTGTCTTTAATAGCAGTCAGCAGCGTTTCCAGAGCATCAATATACCCAATGATAGCATCCTGTTTTGCTTCCGTGGCCGCACCAGTTGGCAAAGGAGGAGCAATGTCCATCCGGGTGAACAACCGGCCTTTCAGATCGAACAGCGCATTTACCCGGTCACCAGCAGCTACGTCAGCAGGCAACGCGGCAGGGTCAGCGGCCTTACCACCTATCTTAACCGGCTTACCGGCATCTACGGCATCATGGTCAATATCGCCGGTAATGCGGCCAGCGTTATTCTCACCTTTCCAGGCTTCAAATCCGGTACCAGCAGCGTTTTCTATCTGCGGCTTTGGCCTGCCGGAATCATCGAGCAGTAAATTTGCCATACTATTACCTCCTTATTTTCGCTGGTAATCCAGGAGAAACAAAAACATATTCTTCGATCCACTCTTTAAGCCCGTATTGCCCATAAACTGCCAATCCAGGCGAAATAAAGGTCCACTGGTAAGGCAAAATTGGCTTCCTGGCCTTCACCTTCGCCTCCAACGCTCCATCGTAATCCAGGGTAATGCGGATGGGTACCAGAGTAACATCGCCGATTTTGTCCGCCGCGTCCTGGACTTTGATTGTGTCTCCAACCTCCAGGGCAGGGTCCCCCCGGATGTTCAGGCTAAAGTTTGCATACGGATCCTTTAACAAATTCAAGAGCATATCAGCATAGGTTTTTGTCGCATTTAAGTCTTGAATTAACACATTGTCTATTTCTAATTTTTTCTCTCCCCACAAGGCAACCGATGCATCATCCTTTGCAGTATAGGCAGAGTTAATCATGCCTGCAGCTCTACCAGTGACTTCCAAACTGACAGTTTCATCCGGACCTGGATTCGCGATTTCAATTGTTATCGCCCAGGCACCATATTGCATCGACGTTATGGCGGAGTTTTTCGCACCAATAATCTTCACCTGGTCGACAACCACCACAGGACTGCTGGAAAATTCGATGTTCTGTAGAGTTATGCCGCCGTTAGGCACAGTTAATGAATCTATCTTAAGTAGGGAATCAAGCGGTTTGAGGTATGGTGACTTATAATTAACTTTAACGACATTGTACGTATCCAGGTACTTTTGCGGATTTTCGGCGCTAATTATCTGGTCGTTATCGGTCAACACTGCCACCGGGCTGCCGCTAACAAAGTTACTCCGCACCCGGATAATTCCGTACCGGTCCACCATCACGCTGCAGTTACCGGCTACAGCCAAAGTCTGCAGTGCATCTTTAACCTTACCTTTCGGCAACCACCCGATGCGAACCGGCTGGTTCAGGCTAGGATCGATTAAGTAATCGCTAGAAGACAACCCCAGGGCCTGAAAAAGCAACCCAAACAGCCCGTAGATGGTGGTTTCAGCGACAGCAGGCAACATAGGCACGTCTTTATTACCTATTTCGTATAATTTATCATAACAGGTAATGGTCGCCTCCACGCTGTCAGACGGCGCCGACCAGTCCCCGGTCCGGAATACACCCAGGGGCACCCACTCGAATACCCCGGGTGAAGTTTCCACCCCAAGGTAGGGCTTCACCAGCACGTTGGGCCGCAGTTTACCGTAGTAAGGACTGGCCGGGTTTGTCGGTGTAAAGGCCCGGTCATCGTTGCGAAAACTGATTGTAATTTCGTTTGATGACACAAGGCCCAGGGGATTGTCTGACTCCGCCCGGGCCTCTTCCAGCAGGTGGATGTCTACAACGGTGTCTTCGTCGAATTCTACCGGAGGCTGGCTGTCCCCGTCGAAGTAGACCAGCACCCTGGGTTTTATGTTTCGCATATCCGCATCTATCGCTGTCCTGTATGCATCGCTGACAGGGATCATGGCCTCACCTCACTGCTCGATGAGAGCAAATTCAACGTCCTTCCAGATCCACACCCCGTCTACATCCCGCCTGAAGGGTTCCCCTTTTATGGCCCCGGCGTAGCATGTCATGGTAACCGGGCCGCCAGCGTCGTCGTAAGTGACCGTAAAAAACAGGTTTGCCGGGTCGTATATTTTGCTGAGTATTACCTGCAGGTCGTCCTCCCGGATAGCATTGTACTTGCACACCAGCTTGCGCTTCTGGGCTACCAGCTCCATGGTCATCTTTCCGCTGGCTACCCGGCCGGCCTTGGTAAGGTTGTACTTTTCAATGGGCATTTCAGTGGGGGTTTTTACCGTCACGCCGCCGATGATCAGGCTCATAACATCGCCCCCGTTCTGGCAGCTTCATTCAACCGTATATTGCGCAGTCGACGTTCAAGCTCCCTAAGGCTACGGTCGTCAGCCACCAGGGTCCCCACCTGAAGAGTGATATTTGGAGCGCTTTCCCTGCCCGCCAGGTACTGGTTTAGTTTTGACAGCGGGATGATTGCTTCGGGTTCGTTTTCCGCTACCATGGCTACCTGGGGAGTCAGGGCAATGCCTCCGGCGGCATAGTGAGCGAGAGCCGGGCTATATCTCCCACCGAGTCCCCCGCTAAAAGCCGATTGCGCCCGGGATACAACGCCGGAGATAAACGATCCAATCCTGCTTGCCCAGGATGAGACAGTGCTTGTAATCGAGGACAAAACACTTCTCACAATTCCAGGCAGGCAAGAAAATACGGAAGAAAAGATGCCTGGTATCCGGGAGATGATGTTTGTAACTATCACAGGTAACTGACTGATTATTTTAGAGAACTGTCCTGGCAACCTGGAAATTATGGCCATAACCGCCGGGACCAGGGGAGCCAGGGCTCCGGCGATAGCTGCCGGGCCGCCCGCGAAAATAGCCACCACCGCAGCGATTAAGGCAACAGCTATGCCCACCACAACGACCTTGTGGTTTTCCCACATTTGCTGCATAAAGGCCAGGGCATTTTGCAGGCCACCCCTTAGGCTTTCACCCAGTCGGTTCCATACTTCCTGCGCCCATTCCCGAAACCTCTCCATAGCCCGGCGGATGCCATCAAGGGCGGCGCCCCATACATTTGCGATAGCTTGGGTGACATTTTGTACTACTGCTACCCCAGCCTGCCAGGCAGCCACCAGGGTAGCCCATGCCGCTTGCAACGCTGCCTGTACACCCTGGACGGCAACGCCGGCGGCCACCCATGCCGCCGCGAAAACTGCGGCCAGGGCCAGTGCCGGGGCAAGCGCTACGGTTAGAGAGGTGCCTGTTGCCAGAGCGGCGGCTGCTACTGCTGCCAGACATGCCACAAGGACGGCTGTAGCAGTCTGCCAGGCAGGCACTAACTCCGGTGCAGGCAGCAAGTTGGGCAGAAACACCTCGGCAAATTTCTGTTTCAGGGCCTCAAGCACAGTGGCTATGCCCTGCAGAACAGCCACCCAGACCGGCACGGGATCAGGAACAGGTACGAGACCAGGTAGCGCCACCGCCGGTAAAGGCTGCAGCAAGGCATTGCGGATTCGCTCAAGTGCCGTTTCTAATTCCTCGGCCACTGCTCCCGGTGGTGGCTGAATACCAGTCCATATTATGGGCGGCAACGTGGGCGGTATCGGCGGGATATTGAATCCACCGCCGTCACCCCCGCCGACTGCTCCTCCACCACCTCCACCAGGCGGCTGCACGGGCGAAATCCCCGGTATGCCCCCATTCTGGTCGGCATCCTCGCCGGCTTGATATACTTCGTCAAATGCGGCCAGGAATTTCTTGAATTCCTTTGCCGCCCCTCCGGCCGCATCCCCCGCATTGGTCAGGGCTGCTGCATAATCCGCATAGCTTTCGGCCGCTGCGGCCGGGTCTTCGGCGTTCGGTGCCGGCGGTTGGTAGTCGAGCCCGGCCAGCGCCCGTAACCTGGCAATTACCTGGTCGAGCCAGGATGATACCGTTTTGCTGCTCCGGGCAATCAGTAGCAGGGCAATGCTTATGCCCACGATTGCAAGGACGATGGGGTTGCGTAACAAGGTAATATTTAAGCGGGTAAAAGCCAGGGTTAATGCATCGATAACGGCCTTTACAGCCTTCAACCGCAGGAAGGCCATAAAACCTGTATAGACTTTCGGCAATATGGTTGTTAACCCAACGAATGTTAGAATAAGCGGACCCATAGCCCAGGCAAGGACCACAGAGGCAATAATAGCCGTCTGCATACCGCCAGGCAGTTTCTCAAACCAGACCATGGCTTTATTAAGTGCAGTAACCACTTTGTGCATAACCGGGATGAGCTTCATCCCAATTGAAACAGACAGCTCTTCATACCGTGCTTTAGCTATGCGTGCCTGGTTGGCAGGACTGTCTATTGTCCGGGCAAGGTCTCCCTGGGCTTTGGCAGTCTGTTCCATTATGGCATAGTAACGCGCGAGAACCTTTTGGTTTTCCGTCAGCTCTTCGCCGGTCTTGGCGATCCCGTAACGGTATGCAGCCAGCTTGGTTTGCTCCTCCATAACCAGGATGCCCAATGCCTTCAGTGGCTCCGCTTCGCCCGTTATACCTGCGCGTAGTTTTTCAAATGCCTCCTCGGGCCGCAGGTTATAGAAGGAGGCCATGTCGTAAGCTAGCTGTGTTAACCCTCTAGCCATAGCGTAGGCAGCCTGTTCGTTAAAACCCATGCTCCGGAACATGACGTTGAACATACCCACATTCCGGCGCAATTCATATTGGTTCAACCCGAGGGATTTACTTAAGGCAATACTCCACTGCCTGGCCGCGTCGGCCATATTCCCCATGGACACCGTGAACAGGTTTTCCGATTCCACCGCATCCATGGCCATTTTGAGCATGTTATGCCCAATGAGCGTAAGAGGGGCCGTTATGGCCAGACTCATTTTTTGCCCTATACCCTCCAATGATTTCGCTGCATCTTTAAAATAGCTAGAGATATTTTGGGCAAAGTTCTTAGCCTGGTTTTCCGCTTGTTTCAGGCCCCTTTGATAATCAGTGAGGTCAATCCCCAGTGCCACAAAAAGTTCCCCTACTTTGGCCATGCGCTTTCACCCCAAGAGGATTTTTGAGATTTTCGGCGAACAACTGCCATAAAATAGTAAGGGGTGATGAAAAATGAAAGATGATGACCTTCTCGGCTACCGGTGCCCAACGTGCAAAACAATTAATCCCAAACACGTAAAATACTGTGTACATTGCGGCCATTGGTTGCTCGATGATACCTTCAAGGCTGAGCCGATCTACCGGGATACCTATCTGAAACAGATACGCAGTTACACAACAAAAAAGAAAAGATTCTCGTTTAAAACTTTCCTCATTGGCGCTGGTATCCTTTTTGGTTTATTGTTGCTTATCGGGAGCCTCACCAGTCATAGCCCAACAACATCACCCGTAGCAACCATCCCGCTCGAAGAGTTTAAGGCTACCGCTGTAGATCTACCATACGATGAGTTAGCAAGAAACACGGAAAAATATAAAGGAACCCGCGTTCACTGCGTCGGCGACGTCGTCCAGGTAATCGAAAATCCACCGGTTCTTCGGATTAATGTTGCGAAACAAAAACCGGATAAAATCATCCTGAATCCTGAGATTGTCTGGGTTACACGTAAAGATTCCGCTGGCCGGGTCCTCGAAAATGACACCGTTGAAATCTGGGGAACAGTCAAAGGCCCCAGGACATACCAGACCATCCTGGGGCAATCAATGACCGTTCCCGAGATCGAAAGTCATTATCTGGTAGTCACTAAGAAGGCCGGGGATAAGTAACAAAAACTTACTGTTCCCCGAACTTCTGCTTCAACTCTTCCAATTCCCTCCGCTTATCTTCCCTGCTCTTCTTAGCAGGTTTTTTCTTTTTCTCCCACGGAGGTTTACCAATAAAATCTTCCGGCCTGAATTTTCTCCCCCGCCTGCCCTGGTTCACGTTGGCTATAACCGAGGCCAGGAAAGCGAACCTGTGCCAGTCCCGGTAGTCTTCCGCTGCAAGAATATCGGTCAGGGCCTCGAGAAATGACTCAAGCTCCCTGACCGTCCACTTTTCCCAAACTTCCGGCGGCCAACCGGTTTCCCGGCCTATCAAGACGGCTATTGCGGCGTACCCATCCGGGCTAAAGACAGCACCGGCTTGTAGATTTTCTTCAAGCCAAAAAAATTTACGTCGATCCAGGCTTCCAGCAAGGCCTCAATCTCACTCGGATAGGCCTCGTCAATGTCAGCTTCTGTGATTTCCGGGAAAAAATCGGCCAGGCGGGCCTCGAAGAGTGGAATAATGTCCTTAATCTCTTTCCCGGCCAATTCCTGCATATCCATAAAAGATGAGAGCTTCGGGATAATATTTTCCCGAAGCTCTTTGATTTTGTGTTCCCTCACGATTACCTGTTTGCCGTTGATGGTTACGGTTTTATTTCTCGGCATATTATCCTACCTCCACTGCGGCAACTGTAACCGAAGTTATGTCACTGTAAGAGATTTGTACCTTGCCATTTTCGTCGTTGAATCTGGCCTTGGAAAACGGGCCGATCCAGGTTTCGTCGCCGGCTGCCACGGGTACCTGTACGTCATGGTCAAAACCGTAATTGCACGGGGTTTGAGAGTTTATCGTCACCGTGACAGCTCCAGCCCCACCGTTTTTCACAATAAGGAATGTCTTACCGGAGTTGGCAAAATCGTCTCCTCCGGCGCTGGCTGGTACGAAGGACGGTTTACCACCGTCCAGGTTAACCTTGTATACGTTCAACGTTGCCATTATCCATCCCCCCTTAAGCCTTGGTAAGCTGGCCGGAACCGGTCAGGGTGCCGCTAACCGTTGCCTCGCCGTCATAAGGACCTTCAATGCTCAGGGTTATCCTGGCCTTGCCGGTGTAAGTCTTTCCCGCTGGTGTCGCGAGTTGAACCATGACAAGGGTTTTGTTCATGTAAGCCTCTTCCAGCTCCAGATACCCTGCATCGTCTTCCAGGATCAGGCCGTCGAACTCAATGCTCCAATTACTTATGCCGACAATCTCTTCATGCCAGCCGTTGCTGTCCTTGCTTGTGACGTCGATGGCATCGCTGTCGAGATTCAGTGTGGCATTGCGCTGCCCCCCGACAGTGGTCCAGACCGGACTTGCTTCAGTGCCGGTATTCACCTTAACCAGAAAATCAACGCCGCTTACTGCGGGCATATTGATCCCTCCCAACTTTAACTGTTTGATCTCCAGTCAGTCTCGAACTCAATTGCAACATTGAGGTGTTTCACATGCAAACTGATGTCGGAAATACCAGTTTCAGGGTTGTGATGCAAATTCGGGTCCAGAGTAACCCCGTCTTCCTTGACCTCGGAAATTACGTCCGGCACGAAAGCCAGGGTAATTATTTTTGTGGTCTGCGACGGCTGCTGGAATTTCTGAGTTACGGAGTCTGTTGATTCTGCGCCCAATCTGCTTGTGATATGTGCTGATTCCCTGGTTATGATAGCGGAAAGGATTTCATCGGTCAAGTTAGATGGAACCTGCGCTTTTAATTCGTTCACGGTAAGGTAGTCCATTGTCATCACCGCCGTTATCTATTCAGTAACTGTTGAACTTCTTCAACCGTAAATCCAAGCCTAAACAATCTACAATTCGGATCCTCTTTGTACTCGTATTGATAATATTGTACCGGCATCCCATCTTCCCCACCAACAACAACCACTTTATGTGTATCGTCAGTTATTCCTTCCGCTTCGTTGTTTAACTGTCCTACATTCAGCCATGCCATGCGCTCATCCAAAAGTGCTTGAAAAACAGGCTCCCATTGTTCACGTGGAAAATGCTCACGGACATATAAGTAATCTTCTTTCGTATTAAGCCACTTCGGAAAACCAACCATACTTTACCCTCCTTATGACAAAGTATAATATCTATCAATCTTTTTGATTGTTGCCAGAAATGGAATTTCATGCTGGTACTTTTCCATTTGCTCAATTAGAACAGTTGACCCCGTAAACAAAACATATCGCTTATCATCCATGATGAATTGTATAGTTAGACACTTTGATGAGTTAGATTTTGAATATTTACTGTCCTTAATCTTGCAACCAATGATTAAGATTTCTTTGTTCACAACATCATCTATTTTAAGTTTTGCCCCGTCCATTGGTTTTGCCTCTTGTGCAAAATCGCTAAATCTTTTTATTTTCTGCTTTTCCATTGCACGCCTCCATCAATAAATCAATCTGAAGGCTTTTCCGTAGATTGTAACTGTTGGCCCATCTCAACCATCCCATTGTTGAAGCCAGCGATGAGCGGTATTGGTCGAGGGTAATTCTGCCTTTCTCAAGAAGAATGGGGAGCTTCTTCAGCCTCTTCTTAACCCGTTTAACCGTACTCTTCCGGATAAGTATATATCCCTTAAAATGTCTGTAGCCGAGAAAATCAACGCCTCTTGACACCGGAAAAAGATCAATTTTACTAAGCTTAAGTTGTAACTTCTCCCTTAAAAAGCACTCAATAACCTGGGCCATTTCACCCAACAATTTCTTATCGTTATGAAACAACAAAAAATCGTCGCAGTAACGGATATAATCTTTAATGTGACATTTATGTTTGATAAACTGGTCAAGCTCATTCAGGTACAGATTGCCAAACCACTGGCTTGTATAGTTACCAATAGGAACATTCACGCCGCCGCCTATGCTATAAATAATGTCCTTTATCAACCATAACGTATCCTTGCACTTAATTTTTCTCTGTACGATATTATATAAGATGTCATGGTTAATCGAGGGGTAAAACTTAGAAATATCGCACTTAAGGCAATATTTATTCCTTCTAACAAACTCCATTGTGCGCCTGCTCCCGGCGTGAATTCCCTTTCCTTTTCTGCAAGCATATGAATCATAGATGAACAATTTATCCCAAATCGGCTCAAGCACATTCATAAGCGCATGTTGGACAATTCTGTCGGGGTTAAAAGGCAATCTGTAGATGACTCGTTCTTTTGGTTCGTGTATGATCTTTATCTTGTAACGTGATGTTCTGAAAGTCTTGTTAATTAAGCTTTGCCGAATTTTGGCCAAGTTTGTGTCAAGATTTTTCTCAAATTCCTGGACCGTTCTTTGCCATCCTTTGCCCTTCCGGGCGTTACGATAAGCTTTATAAATATTATCTGGATCAACTATCTTCGAAAACAGGTTCCCATGTCTTTTCATAATTATTTTTTGGGAATAACGTTCGTTATGACTACTAGCTATTCCCAAACTCCTTTCTCGTATTTTGCCCCGGTTTCCCGGAACAAGGCCAACAGGTCCAGCCAGGAGTTAGCTCAAATCCTGTATCCGCGTGCAGCTGGCAACTGATATTCGCATTCGCATTCCAGCGATAGCTATTCGCATTACGAGACCGCGACCCGGAATTCGTGCCATTGGTCCAATCCGTGCCTGCGTGCAACCAGAGACCTGTTAGCCCAAAAATTTAAGTCGCCGCGCTACGCTCTTAAAGGCTCCGCGTGCAGCCGGCAACCGATAGCCGCAGCCGCATACCAGCGATAGCCAGCCGCATCACGAGACCGCGACCCGGAAGACGCGCCATCGGTCCAAGCCGCGCCCGCGCGCAACTTTACATCACCGAAGGCTCCCTGTCTGTATAAAGACCCTTTGGCACCGGGAAGATCATACCATCTCCAGACGGCAAAGTCGGTAGCGGCCGTGGTTGCATTCTGAGTATATGTGGCAGCTGTGTTTTCAGTGTGAGTGTGGTTCGCCTCAACTCTAAAAGACTGATCCCTTAGCCACTGCCACATAACCCCACAGCAATCTTCGCAACCAATGTTGCTGATCATACGCCTTCCTGCTATATCCACATGGCCGCCGGTAGTGCCTGGATCAGCACTTCCCGCTATATTGGTTTCTTCATTGCTGCCAGCAGCAATCAGTTGGAATTCAATGTCAGAGAGAAGAGTTTTTCTAACCGCGCCGGCGTCGTCAACAAAGTCCATCCAGTTACGGTTGTCGGTGATAGTTGCGCCAAACACACTGGCGGTATTTGCGCCGGTGCCGGATTGGAGATAAATATCTACCCAGATGTTCGCCGCCTCGGAATAGACCATTCCCTCCGGATTGGATACGGGCCTGTGTTTTAAGTCCCAAATGGAAGCAGGAAGAATATCGCCCGCCTCATATCCCTCAAGACTATGACTCTCTTTTAACCATGTAACACTACCATCTGTAATTGTCTGACCAACACTGTAATTTGACCATGTTGGCTCAGCTGTGCCGGTAGTACCCGCCGTGATACATCTATATAAGTAACCATCCCAGGTGGTAGCTCTCCTTGTAACACCTATACTTATTGACGTATTAGGTGCCCACGCTGTCAAAGTGCTGGCATGATTAACACCTACACAAAGGCAATGAAAACCTCCTATTTTACGAGAATTATTAGCATTATACCCGCTGGGTACAGTTGAATTGGCTGAAAGTAATATCTTTGGTGCTGTGCCGCTGACTGGCTGGCAGGCATAGATGTAAAAATCTTTCCCTGCCCGGTTTGCAGCCACCGTGTAGTCGCTGGGGCTTATTGAATCCCAATTTGCAGCTATATTCAGGTCAAGCTCTATCTGGGAGTCGAGCTTGTAGCCTTGATTGCCGATGTTGACTGTCAACCTGTTTGGAGACAGCAACACTGTCCTTGCCCCGGGCTTTTGCGTCCACCTGATATCACGTTCGTAATGCGCCGGGAGGGAAGCAATAACTAATTGCAGGTCCGTAATTGGATTAAAAAGTCCGCCACGCATGATTATACTCCCTCCAGGACAAGCAGGTTTTTGTTTCCTGTACCCCCATGAATCGCATTTATCGCGCCCGTATGCAGGTTTCCTATAGCGGAACTCATTTCATAGGACCCACCATTAGGATTGAGTCGTATGCCTTCACCAACGACAGCCGGGGCACCTATTTTAATATATATCACCGTGTCGCTGTCGTTGATCAGCATAGCATACTTCCGATCTGGGTTGGCGGCGAGGGCCTGCTGACTTGTTGTAGTAACGGTTAAAACGGAATGAGTTATTGCGGTTAAACTGCCCGTTAGTTTCATATTGAGGGCGTTGTTTGGATCATCCCAAACATCCGCCAAAATTTTCAAAAGTCCTTTCAAAAGTGCTATTTGTGAAGCCGCCTGGGCAGGATCAGTAACTAGGGTATCCCCTTTGGCCCCTGCCCCTGTCAGCAGACCCTTAAGCAACGCTATAACCGATGCCGCCTGTGCCGGATCCGTTTTAGCTGCATCAGCCATTGCACCCAGAGCAGTGATGGCCGCGTCGTCGGCAGAAATTTTGCCCAGGACTCGGGCCGTGCGGTCAATCACATCAATACCGGCGTCTTTATTAACAACCAAAGCATTGTAAATCGCCTCAATTTTATCGGCCAGGTTGACAACTGAGCCGTCGTCCTTAATATACTGCCCGGAATGCGGGCTGAACTTAGTGATATCCATTAAGCCACCTCCTCCAAAACAAACCGTACAGTAACTATTAACCCATAAACCGAACCGTCTGCAGGACCAATGATCGGCCCGGTGCATGTAGTCATTACATTGTCGTAACCTTCCACCGGGATTTTCTGGCGGTGGAAAAGGATCCGCACCCGCTCGGCCATGCTCTCCACCAGGGCCATGCTGCCCGTCGCCTCCGCATAGCAGCGGATATCACGCAGAATATTACGCCCCCGGCTGGTTTTGGTATCCCAGGGCGCATCCGCCACATGGCCGACGGCTACGATATACGGCAGAACAGCATCTCCCGGCACCGGATCAACGGTGAAAATCGCCGGGCGCCCATTATAGGTGCTGAGCATGGCAACCAGGGTAGCATCGTTTCTAAGCCGGTTGTAGATGGCGGCAGTGAAAACGCTCATTTACCTTCGCCAGCCTTTGTATCCTCGGCTTGTTCCTTGGTTTGAAGTGTTTTATACCCCATTTGAGACAAAACTTTTTTTGCGGTTTGCAAAACGCTTTCTTCGTAATTTAAAAGATTGAGAATGGAGCGCTCAAAATCTGTTATCTCTTTTACAGGTATCACCTACCCTCACCGGCTATCTTCACACCCAGGACAATTTGCCGCTTTATTTCCGGTACATTGTTGAAAAGCGCCGGCCGCAAAAAGGGGCGGGCGGCCATTTTATTTGTCCCGAATTCAAGGTGGGGCGCATATTCCACGTTAGTACCCACCAGACCAACAATCTGGTCGCCTTCTTTGTGCACCTCGTGGGTTATGCTGGCTCTCAGCCGCCCGGTATCCACTGCCGGAGGCCGGCCCGGCGCGGAGGCAATGTGATATTTCCGCCCTCGCCTGTATTTCCTGCCAGTCCCCGGCTTGAAACTGCGTTTAACCGTTCCCTCCAGCCAGGCACTTGCCCGTTCCATCCCTGCCAAGGCTTTTGTTTCAGCAAACTTCAACGCCCTGTCCAGGTCTATTTTAACCCTCACGTTTTTAACCACTCTGCACCGCCACCCCCTCACATTCCAGGTGGTGGCCGGCATAGCTTGGCTCCCTGACAGCGGTTACCTCAACAATCAAGTTGCCCAAAACAACCCTGTCTCCCCGGCACACGTCTTCATCGGCAGCGCAGTACAGCACATGGCTGATTACCGCCTGCTCCTGGGCGGCCGCCGTCCTTTCGCTGGCCGAAGCCGGCCTGAACCTGCCGCGGATGGTGCCGACAGTCTGCCAGTCTTCAATCCAGCCACCCTGGCCGTCGTCAATGCGTGTTTTGCGCTGGAGGATCAGGGTTTTGTCAAACAGGTGTCTCATATTATCCGCCTCCAGGGCGCGAGGAGCTGCGTTGCAACGGCTGGCAGCCCCTGGGCATAGGATGCCTGGTAATCGCCGATACGCTCTGCAGTAATCACCGGATCCCGCTCCCGGGCTAGATACCAGGCTTTTACCGTTTCGATGCAGGCTTTCTCAATGTCGTTGGGAAGGGTCCTGGTGCCCTGATCCCCGGGGAGAACATATCCCGCCGTGTATTCCACCGTGAAGTTCAAATCCTCGCTGTTTCCTACGGGGTGCCAGGTAATATTCCAGCCCATAGTTGGCGCCCACTGCCAGCCGCGCCTGCGGAAGAGGATTCCGGCTTCCGGGTCTTCCAACAGATAGTCAGTAATAATCTCGCTGTCAGCTATAACGGAGGTTATTTCCACGATAGGCGTTCGGCTGAGGATCAGACGATTACTGCCATAACCGGGCACCGTCTCGCGGTAACCTTCTTTTGCAAACGGTCGGCTGCAAAAAGTGACAATAGCATCGCTGGCCCGGTCGATGAACAAAGAAATAAGGGCATCCTGGCTCATGTCAGCATCAGGAATACCCAGTTCCTCCTTGACCGCCGACACGGTGGTAAGTTTTTTATTTGCAGCCGGAGTAATAACTTCCAGCATTCAGAATCACTTCTTTCTTGCATCCCTCACCATTTTGTCTTCTTCTGGTCTTTCGGGTGCTTTTGTTTCATCTGTTTGCGGTTGGTATTCCTCCGCGACCCCGGCTTCAATGAGGCAGCGGGCCTCCGCCTCCGGAAAACCCGCTAATTCGCCCGCCTGGTACGGGGAAACCCCGACTTTAAAACGAATAACTTTCATGGAAAACCTGTCTCCTTTCCTGGCGGATTATTACTTTAAAATAAGGAGCCGGGGAATTAACCCCGGCCCTCATCTACTTTTAAGCGGCACCCCACTTCACAGCTTGAATGACCGCAATAGACTCGGCATGCCTCATAGCAAAGTCATGTTGAGCTATCACCCTGATCACCGTCTGATCCAGCGAGAAAGCCGCCACAACATTGGTGCCATCATGGTAGGCCGCCTCAGTAGAAGCGTCGATAATCAGCTGCGTAGCCTCGCCGATAACCGCGTCGGCAAAGTCAACCAGGTATACTTCGGACTCATTACCGTCTACACCCAGGTTTTCTGGAATCTGTGAAGTCACCCCATAGGGAAACCCGAAAAGCCGACCAGCCAACATCTCCGTCCGGAAAGCGAAGTTTCCATTAGCGTCCCGCACAGTCATCAGGTAATTCTCAGTACGGGGTGACATGATCCAGCCCGGGCGGATAAACCGCACGTTGTTTTTCTTAAGCAGGTACACGGCTTTGCCCAGGTCGGCGGTTACGTTTGCCAGATTCACCGTAGGATTTGCGCTGAACTTGTTCTCCGTCGGCGCCCAGTTAAGCAGTCCCTTTGGTTTGTTGCTGGTGCCGTCGTCCCGGATGAACGCTAGGTCTTCGCGTAAGGCCATCGCCGAAACCAGGTCGTCCCGCACGATGCTATCTGCGTTCGGGTTAGAAAAACGCAGTAAATCATTGCTGATAGGCACCAGTGCGGCCAGCTTCTTCCAGGTTAAGGTGATTTGTCCAAAGGTCTGCTCAGTCTTAGGAATGTTGGTGTTTTCGCCGATATATGAAGCAGTCGCACCACCAGTAATCTTCGGTATGCTCATGGTACCGGCATCCATCGGCAGCGTGACCGCTCCCAAACGCCGCACTACAGCCTGTGGCTTCAGCAGTTCGATCAGGTCGGTGCTGTACTCCGGCGGCACCAGGTATCCGCCGGCGGTAGCGTCCCCAGCGGCCAACGCTTTGACCACAAGCTCGCTGTCATTCCAGTTTTTCTTTGCCCAGGTTGCAGCTCGCTCTGGATCGCCTTTTGCAGCAGCCAGCGCCCGGACAATGCGAGCGGTGATCATGCCTTTTTCCGGCTTTTTGTCCTCGGCAGGTGGGACAGCAAAAATCTTGCTAGCCCAGTCAGTCTGCTGCTGCTTTAAGGGCTCCACGGCTTCGGCCACAATGCTCTTAATCATTTCCCGCAGTTCGTCTAAAGTCATTTGCTTTCCCATTATTTTTTCCTCCTTGCTTAGTCTACTCTGCCGGTGATGCTTCTCAGCGCTTCTCTCAGGACCTCTTTCACCATCTCTTGCAATGATTTGTCATCAACGTCGAACCTCGATTCTCCTTCGCCAGCTCCTTCGTCGTTGGCCAGCAGAAGCACCACGTCATCACCATTTTTATGAGAAACGGAATCAGGGTTGTCCTGCTCCGGTTCCTCTTCTAGTTGAGCAAGCACTTCCTGCAGCAATTCAGCCGCTCTGCGGATGCGGTCCTCGTTCGCCCGGGAAAGCACCCGGCCGGATTTCTGGTCATCAAAAACGCCGGGTAATAGCACCCGGCCAATATCCTCCTTGATTGCCTGCGAAATGTTCAACTTGCAAATGGCTTCATACGCCCGCCCCTCTTCGGTTTCCCATGGCGGGGTCTTATTAAATTCCTTGTAATGCTTCGCCAGGTGCGCCTTAACGCCGGCAACGTCATCCTCCGGAATGTCCACGCCACCCCTGGCGCCCATTACGGCCTTGCCGGCGGCGTCCACTCCGCGCCACACTACGGCGTGCTGGCCGGATGCCTTATGGTGGGGCAGCTTATATGCACCCTTCTTGTCAGCGTTTTCGCTATCCACCCATGCACACATTACTTTGAGGTCATCTACATCGGCAGCCGCCACCTCCGCGGGACCGTCCCACTCTTCGTCCTCCGGGGCTTTCGGTGTGCCGTCTGGGTGAGCCCGGGCATAGGAGATGGCACCTTTTTCGACGACACCATCCCCGTCATTTTTACTCGTCACATCAGGCACCAGGAAGGACTTCTTGCCGTCCAACAAGGCAAACACCTGCTCCACCTTGCTCCTGGGCAGCCATAACCCTTTCTCCTGGTGCCACTCATCAAGCACCCGTTCGGCCCACTCTTTGAGCGGCACCAGGTCAATGCCCTTCGCCTTTGCATCTATAAGGGCCTCCGGATTGGCCGGAACCGGCACACAGGAATATTCGAGAAGCTCCTGTTCCAGGAAGTCTATCCCGAACTTGCGCTCCTCATTGAACTGCCACTTAAGGGGGTTGAAGCCAACAGATGTAGCCTTTAGATATCCCTGCTTGTAAAGTTGATAGACCAGATGGCCGAACGGGTATAAGTCCTTCGGCGTAAACTGCGCCCTGCTCTTGAGTTTCCCATTCTCCACCCAGGTTGCCGGTGCCTTGGCTACCGGGAGGCCCTGGTAGTCGTGTGCCCAAAGAACGACAGGGTTTTTAAGATAGTTCTCTAGTTTCCAACCGTCGGGATTGATGGTATCGCTGTCCCGGTCCACCGAGCCGGTGGAAATCGTAAACTGCAGGGTGTCGTCTTCACCTTCGACCTGCTTGACTTCCTCCAGGACAAACTGCTTGCGCAAACCAAAGCCCTGGACTTCTTCTTCCGCCAGGGCTTTTTCCTTGAACGTTTTGAGGTCTATGAACTTCAGCTTATCGGCCAAAGTATTTCACTCCTTCCCTAATTCCTTCAAAACCTCCATTGCCGCATCCTGCTGCGCCTGGAATGCCTTCTTCACCGCCGTCTCCATCCGGCGCTCCCAGGGCCGCAGGTCAGCATCATACTTCTGCCAGGCGGCTACCCGCTTCTCTTCGGTGTCGTACATAGTTTTGCCACCCAGCACCGGAGCCACCGTGCACCGGCAGTTTATATCCAGGCTGGCTACGCCGAAATTTCCCGGGTACATCGCCGTCTGGCCACCGGGAGCTACAAATGGCTGATCCACGGGTTTTATTTGTCCGTCCATGGCCAGGTGGGCGTCTCTAACCCGGCTATCTCTGGTAGCCAGCCATTCTTTTTCTTCTGCTCCGCCCTGCCTCATCCCCTCCCAGCCGCCGAAATTAGAAGCCCGCACCACTTCCGTCCTGGCGATAGTTACCGCCCGGCGCCCTTTCGCATCATCAAACACTACCGAAATCCTCTTGGCCAGCTTTGGAATGCTCTCCCCGGCCTCTACGCCCTCGATCAAAGTTTCCCGGAGGGCCTTTAGCGTGGTCTCGTTAATCTCCTTGATGTACTTCCCGGCTTCGTTATTGAGAAAATAAACCACCCCGGGATTCAGCAAGTCGAAGTCAATCCCTACAACCAGGGTATCCAGCATGTCCTGCCCGAAGGCGGCTACAATTTCCCGGTACACAGGTAAAAGCTGGTCATACAAGTGTTTTATGGCTACGGCGGCCAGGATTTTTTCAACGTCATCCTGATTTAGTTGCTTAACCCGTTGTTGTTTCCCTTCTGAAGGCTGTTCCTCCTGAGACGGCACTTCAGGTTGCCCCGGCGCCTGCTGCTGCCCTCCCCCGGCCAGTGTGCGCGAAGAGTACAAATTAAACGGCAACATATAAACCTGCCCCTGGCCGTCCGGCAGAGGTTCCCGTCCCTGCAGTTCCCGCCACTCGTCCACGGTCATGGACCAGGGCGATGCCTGCGCTACTTTCAGGTTATATTCCTTGTCCTCGCTGACCGGGTTCTCATAATCCAGGATGAGCCGGTCGTCGAATTCGGGTACTAAAAACTCCTGCAGCACGTTGCGCAAAAACTCCAGGCGCGGCTGAACGACCCACTTAGCAAAGAGATAATCTGCCGCCTCTATAGTGGCCCTGTTGGAGTTTTCGATAATGCCCAGGATTTCAGGTGGGACACCGTAGATCTGGATTATCGTGTCCCGCTCGTATTTGCGGAGTTCCACCAGCTGCATATTTTCAAACGTCTGGCTCAGAGTTTGAACGTCAATTTTCTTACTCAAGAAATACGGCTTGTAAGCTTTCCAGAAACCCTGATTTCTTGCCAGCCAATCTTGTTCAAGCCGCCTGGTATCTTCCGGTCTCAGGCCATCGGCGCTGATAATTACGTCCGGCCGGGCCCGGTTATAGAACCAGGATTTTGTATGCTTGGCTGCGTATTCGTCCGTTTCCAGTTCGTCACTCAAGGCCCGTGCCACACCGGAACCCCGGCCGTAAGGGTTGAGTGGATCCGGATCCACCATCCACAAAATCTCCGTATCGGGAATCTCCCCCTGCCACCCCCGGAACGACACCCGGAAAAAACGATGCGCCGGCGTAGGCGTGCTAATTACCCAGTCCGGCGGAAGCGGCCAAAGGGTCACCGGCCTGCCGGCGCCGTTTCGCTCTTTGAGCCAAAACGCTTCGCCGGCCAGGTCAATGTAAATCTGCGTCAGCTGCCGGAAAACCAGCCCCGTCAGGAATGAATTGGGCTTATTAAACAGATCCAGCAGGGGATGCTCCTCTATCTCCATCAACTCGCCCTGCTTGCGGTAACTGACCATCAGTTTTTGCCTTCCGGCGTAATCGGTCCACTGAATTTTGGATATTTTAACGGCCTTGCCGTTTCTCCTTACTACGTAAAGGCGCCAGGGTACAGAAGCCACGCTGCGGCTAACCTTGTTCACCACTGCCCGGAGCCAGGGCATTTCGTTGTAAGCGTTGAGAAGTTCCCTGGTCCCCCGTTTGGGGGGCTGCCCTGCGGTCCCGGGGAAAATGCCGGCCAGCATGCCGTAAACCTGCTGGGTGGAGGTATCGGAAAATACTCCGATGGCGGCACGGACCAGGAGTTTTAGCCTGTCTCTCAACGGTAACAGCAACAGAATCACATCCTACCACAACTGAATAGGTTCGTAATTAAAGTGACTGTGCAAAGCGTACCTGTTGCGGTCCATGGCATGGTCGTTTTGTTTTAGCGGTTTATCTTCGCCTTTTAACTGCGCTCTTGGGTCCCAAACATATGAAGCAAATTCTTTTATTGTATTAATGCAACTCGGGTCAACAAAAAACCTCTCCTGGTTCAGCATAGACGCGACAAACCGGATCCCGTCTATAACGTCGTTATTCGCATCGCTTACTGTATACCCTCGCTTCCTCAACTCGGCGATAAAGCTTGCTGCTGAGGGATCGACGTAAATTGCTTCCGGGTTTATATCGCCGAGCCATTCCCTGAAATCATCAGCATATTCTGCATCCGTTTTCTGGCGCCCGGTTTCTTTAGAATCGTACCAGTATTCCCGGACTAAATGCACCACTGGTCTTGGCCCGTCTTTCCAAGCGTACAGCCCAAACGTACAGGGATTACTGGTGCCATAATCAACGGCAACAATGAAACGCTGCAAATCTTCCGGCGCCGGCCTAACAAACCGGGCATCATCCCACATGTCATATATGGCACCTTCGGCAAGCACCCAAAGCCCCAGGATGAACCGCTTATACCACAGGCCGGTGTATTCCTTCTTAAGGGCTTCGACGTAGGCCGGGTCGAGGTTTAGATTGTCCTCAAGTCTAAACTGCCACCGCTTTAGGTTAAGCAGCCCGGCTTTTTCGAGATACCTAGTGTTAAGCCAGTGAAAAGGGCTGTCGGGATTTGTAGTACCTATAAACCTCGCACCCGGCAATGAAAGCCGAGAGAGTAACATCGTAAAGAAACTCTCCGGCCAAAGTGTTATCTCATCTCCATAAGCTCCGGCTAAAGTCATGCCTCTAATCTTGCCTTCAGCCCGCTCATCGTTTGCCCCAGCAAGGTAAATCCTGCGGCCGAATAAATAAGCTTCGCCAGCCCCTTGCTTGTACTTGAAGTGCTTGCTACCCACCATGCTCTCCAACAAGTCCAGCACGTTGCGCTTTAGCGTTCGCTCCGTCTTGCCCACCATGAGTAACTCGCCCGGTGGGGCCTCCCCAACGAACATTATCCACGCTACTAAGCTGGCAATTGTCTTACCGGAGCGCACGGAGCCGTCCAGTATATTCAATCGGGCCGTAGCGTTGGCAATAACATCAAGCTGCTTCCGGCTGAATCTGCCCCAGGCAAAGCTCATTTGCTCTCACCCAGGGCTTTAAGGCTTTCCCTGATGGCATCGGCAAGCTCTTGTAGGCTGCCGTCGTCCTTCTCGGTCTTCTCATCCAGCCCCAAAGATAACCTCTGGCCCTTCTGAGCCTTCTCGATAATGTTGGCCACCTTCTCCAGGGCATAGACGTTAAGCCGCCCGGTCTTCTCGCTAACAAATTGGAGGCGGTAGTCTTCCACCGCCTCCAGGATTATCACTAGCAGCTTGCCCCAAATCTCTAAGTGCCGGGTGTTCCAGTCAATCTCGTGCTGGGCCTGTTTCTCTAGAACCGCCTTAACGATTTTGCTTTCCTTTTGCCTTTTCTTTGCTTGCTTCTCACCGGCCCAGCCTTTAGTCCGCTTGGCAAAGTACGCGTTATATTTTAAGCCCTTCTGCCGGGCAAATTCTCTAACCGACTTGTAATCTCCAAGCAGGAATTCCCTTTTTAGGGCCTCCCAGTCGTACCGGGCCATCACCTCCCACCTCACTTGCCCTAAAACAGAAAGGCCGCCCAATACGGTCGGCCAAAAGAAGGGCCATTCCTACAAACTAAAAAGCCGCCCTCGCGGACGGCCCCTGATAGCATTATAGCACATTCTCTTTGCAATAGACGGCTTCCTTTTTTCTCGTTATCCCCCGGCTGACAGCAAGGAAGGCCGTATAATACACTGCTTCCCGCCATTTCTGCCGCACCCGTCTTTCGGAATAATGTACTTTTTTGGCTATCCTGCGCCAGACGGGGTTCCCCCGGTAACCTCTTCCATACAACCTCCGCAATCTGATAATAGGGCCGAAAGAGGTCTGTTCTATCTCACGGACTAATTGCAGCCATTGCTCCTCATGTTCCAGTTCAGCTAACTTCCTGGCTTTTTCCCCGGTAGGGTCTCCATAGTTATAGCGTTGCACCGCCACTTCAAAACCAGGCCCTGGCGATGATTGCAGAATATCCTCGTGTTTTTGCACCAGTTCTTTTTCTTTCTGCGGAGCATTTAGAAGCCAGAATTCAGCTTCTTGATAGTACGGCTCTAGCTTCTTCCGCAACTCTTTCATCCAACTCCCACCTCCGGCCCGATTATCCTGCAAGCAAAACTAGTCACAAACATACTCCTTATGACCGCATTTCGGACATACGTAGTTTCCAGCTTTTACAGAGACAGGCATAAGCACCATCTCTTCGCCACAGTTGGGACATCTCACGGTTTAATCACCTCCGTACTGCATTACTCTTTTTCAGAACAGGGTAAGCTGTTCCGGCTGCCCAGCCGACTTAAACCAAGCTCCCGGCGGCACGACCGGAATACCGTACCGCCGGTGAATTGCCACCTGCTCCTCGTAGGTCTTCGCTACGTGATACTGACCATCGCGTTTATACAGCCAGGCAAAATCGCCATCCCTAGGCCGATACCAGCCGGATACGATTATCCCCCAGGGTTTTAAATCATCTGACCAACCCAGGCAAATATAGCCTTCCAGTTCCGGGTAACGCATTTTACCCCATCTCCCTCTCCAGCCGTCGCACCTTCACGCTGCCTTCCTTGCTTTAAGGCCTGCTCAAGCTCATCAATCCATCCATACCCGGTTCGTAACCCCATTTGACCTAACACAGCCCGCACTTTTTCAAGCTCACTGATAGCCTCTTTACCTCTATCCGCTTCGCGTTTAAGCTCTCGGATTTGCCGCTTGAGAAGGAACATGAATGCGCCTTCTTAGTTCAAAGTCAGCCCAATAATATTTCTCCCTACATGCCTTGCGCTTCTCAGTTTTCATCTGCTCCTCTTCGCAGATCAACATCAACATTTTATTTTGTCTTGCCCACCATTTCCCCGCGACGCATTCCATACCCCCTCGATGTCCCAGGCCAATGCCTCATATTCCGCCATACTCATGATTAAAACTTCTGTTCTCTCCTGTCCACGAGGGCAGGGGCGTTTTTCGGCCACAACCGCTTTTACTTGCCGGTCGTCCTCCCAGGCAACCCCATTTAATGCATCGAGCAAGCTCTTAGTCAGGTTATCCACGTCGCCCTGGTTCGACGTATAGAACACCGCCACCACCGCTACCTTGCCATTAACCTGCTTTATACGCTGCTTTTTTGCATAAGCCCGTACCTTCTTCTCATACTCACGCGTTTTCTGCGGCGTGTAGCTCACCACTCCACCCCTATACAGACGCACCTGATGCCGGCCTTTAGGCACTGGTTTTACGGGCACGGTCAACAACTGCATTTTTACACCCCTCCATCCAGTTAGCCCCCGGGTTGGGGGTGGCCGGCCAGGCCATGGGAAAAACCTGGCCGGCATTTATGTCAACGGCCTGCCGCCGGGTTTACCGTGCAGCGAATGGCGCCATTAACAACTTGGCCATGTGTCATCTTTTGTTTCATCTGCTTTGCCGCCCATCCTTCGAGCCAGGGTTTCCGACTGTGTGGCGGAGAGAATTACGTGATCGCTATCGGTAATAATCACTGCCCGGGTGCGCCGCCCGTAGGTGGCATCCACCAGCTTGCCCTGATCACGGGCCTCGTTAATAATGCGCTTGATGGGTGCCGATTCGGGGTTCACAATGGCAATAACGTGATTGGTGGACACAAAACCCCCAAAGCCTATGTATAACAGCATATGATATTACCTCCCTAAATCTTGTTTGGTTTCAGGTTTCCACTCCACCTTGCGAATCCAGCCCGGAGGTATCTTGCCAAAGAATAGGTACCAGTGCTCGCTGCCTTCCCAATCAGTGATCAACCTGCGTGTCGGCGGCGGAAGGCACGGGAGGTAGTCATAAGCCCGTATCAGCCGGTAACGATGACACTTCGGAATAGCTACCGTTAACCTCGCAGCCGTCCGGTCATAGGTAAGCTTTTTCCTGGTCGCCCAACCTTGAGAACCCCAACCTGGATCATCTGTTAGCCACTGGCAAGGTCCAGCGAGAAACTTTACCCGACCGTCTTCGTCTAAGACAGGCAGCACCCCAAGTGTTATACCGTCCCTGAGAATATGACCAACCAGATGTGCGGCAGTAAAGTGATAAAGCTTCATGGCGTCACCACCTTCCCTGGATCGGTATACACCGCCTCCCGATCCACGCCTGCAGCCGCTCGCCCCACTGCGCCGCGAACCGCGCCGGCAGCTCAACCCCGGCCTCCAGGAGAAGATTTTTCAGTTCCCCGCAGTTGCATATCTTCGCCTTGCTTTTGTTTTCGGATCGGAGCCTAAAACCGTCAGCATCGTCCGTTTTCCTCAATGCTAAACGTGTTTTGTCCGGGCTCAAGAAAAATTCCACCCGGTCACCGAGTTTAAAAGCACTCCCGACGTCACTCAACAGCCGGACGGTACCACGTTTATCGATGCTGATCGCGTTTTCCTTAGTGCCGGTGTAATTCCGCTTAATTCGCAGCCAGGTAGAGAAGATGTCCTCGGTGGCACCTCCGTTGTTCGCCAGCTGAGAAGATGCAGGTTCTTTGAAAGGTTCCGGTTCCGGGATTTCCAGAGCAGGGTACGCCGGTTCCTCGTAATGCGTTTCCCAGGTTTCCGGCCCCGCAGTTTCTGTTGACGCAGATTCCGGCTCCGCGGATTTCAGTACCGGATCCGCCGCTTCCTTCGCCACTTCCGCTGGGCCCGCGTCCTGAGTTCCCCCAGTGCCCGCCTCCGGCGCCCTGAAGCTGGCCACGTCGATGCCGAATTCCTTAACCCGGCTGTAAAACGTCCCAACGCCGATTTTCAAAATCTCTATGGCCTTCTTCGCGTTGCCCTGCGTAACCCTGAGCGCGTTTTCAATCTGCTCTTTAGAAATGTCCAGTTTCGACGGCATGTCTTCACCCCTCCATTCACTATCTCCCGGCGGCCCATACCGGCGGGCTATCTCCTCTGGGCTGAGGCGGTACGTGATAACCGGCCCGTTCGCTGGTTCCTCCCCAGGGGCCCGGCCGAACCTTGGAGGCCCGGCACGGTAGGGGGAAATTTTTGTGAAGTTGGCCATCATGTATCACCTCTCTAAGTTCAGGTTTAATTGGCTAACCGCATACCTCCCGTTTGCATCATGATCACAAACTTCCCGCTTTGACTAAGGCTGTCCAAATGTTTCCGGCAGCAGTAATACAAGTTGCGGTTGCCCTCTACTTTATAGCAATGGTCTGCGCTTTTACCGCACCAGCACTTATGTTTATCCGTTGGTATCCGCCAAAAGGTGATTTTAGGCTTTCTCATGATTAGCACCTCTCAACTCAAGTAAAGCGATCGGAGCAGCTGTTTCCTTCTCTCGTCCACCTTGTGCGGCAACTCCTTCTTAGGCGGCTCCCTTCCCTGTTTTTCCAAAATGCCTTTCAGGTACAAAAGTGGCTTTTCCAGTTGCTGCACGGCAGCCGCCATCTGCAGCTTGTTTATGGCATCCAGGACCTGATCATATCCGTGCTTGTTGTACAACGCCCCGATGAAGGCATAATCACCGTTGGCCGGCTTAATGCCCTCTATAGCCCGGTAAGACTCAGTCAGTTCGGCAATTAGCTTCTGATTGGTTGGCTTATCCACAGATTTGTCCACAGCCGCCTCAGCGCCTTGCGCTGTGGATGTCGTTAGACATCCACTATGATCATGATCGGTTTGGTTAGGTTTGGTTAGGTTACCCGCGCCGTCCTTTGGATGTCCGTTGGATGTCCGCTGGACATCCTTGTGAGATTCCCGCTCCTTCCGTTTGCGTTCCATGTCCTTGCGGCGCTTTTCAATAAGACGTCCGGCATAGTCATACCAGTCATGGATGACAAGTCTCTCATTATCTCGGTCGAGCCAGCCGGCCTTGATTGCGGCTTCCACAAATGCCTCTGCGTCTCCCCGCCAGCCAGCTCCATAAGCTATTACCTTGGGAGGCAAGCCGGATAGATCTCCATCCGGAGCATTATCCAGTGCCCATGTCCATAAACGGATCATGTGTGCCGCGGCGTAAGTCTCATCTATATTCAGTTCAGCGGCCAGTATAAATGTTTTCCTGTGCGTCCAAATTGCTTGGTGGAGCTCTATCCAAGCCATCCCCGTACCTCCCATCGGCTTAAAACGGCAATTCTTCGTTGTTTCCTGTAAGCTGCTTCTTTACCTCGTTCTTGACTCTTTCCCAGGCTTTTTGATATGCAATGTCCAGGTCGGCTTTGTTTTCCACAGTTACCTCAATCTCTGCCTCGGCTTTCCGGTTGTTGTAGCCTGGGCCGCTGACCAGCTCCGAATAGCAAACCCTAATTTTCATTTAGACACCTCCGTATTTGGCATCTCATTCCACGTCCGCCCGTCCAGTAGACGGCCGGCGGCCTTACGGCCAACCCGCTTAAAAACTTCTTTGCCTGCTGGCCATGTCTCAAAGTCCCCGGTCTCCTTGTTCCGAACATCCAGCGGCTCCATGAGATTAACCAACTGCCACTCGCCCCACTGCTTGAAGAAGAACGGCACCTCTGCCTCACGACACTGGTCCCGCAAGCTCCGCACCCAGTCCAGGTGCATGGGCCGGGCATTAGGGCCGGTTTCGCCGCCACAGATGACCCAATCTATTGCTGTCACCGGGCAATTAGGTGTGAGGCGGGGTTTGCAGCCCTTCGGATCATCCTGACAGAAACACTCGCCATCGAACGGTTTGAAAGCGGATAAATCTATTGGCCCCAACAGCGGCTCACAACTCACAAACCTCACCGCCGCAGGAATCTGCAACAGAATCGGGATGCGCTCATCGGCGGTTTTTTGGTTTTCGGCGGTAACGCCGAGCCATAAATTACGGATTATAGCAGCACCTGTTGCATAATAACTTTTAAAAACGTTCCGCATCCGCTCTGGACGTTTAGTTAACATCAAAAAAGTGTGTTGACCTGTTGCGGTAACCAGTTTCAGGATCTCTCGAATAAATGATTCCGGAACGTCCTGGTGAAAAAGGTCACCCATTGAACAAACAAAAATGATCTTGCCCGTGCCACGCAAGGCTGGTTCCAACGAACTCACCCTGCCAGGATGCAGTGTTACCCTGAACGGATTATCTTCAGGATATCCAAACCGACCGCGGAGCCTGGTAGCCATCATTCGGGCATAGCAGTTTTGGCAGCCCTCACTAACCGGGGTGCAGCCAGTGACGGGGTTCCAAACGTCCGTTGCCCACTCTATCCTCGTTTGTCCCATACTCACACCCTCTTTTCTCAGGACATGCACTTTAGACCGACACCACCTCGAAGTCTACAACCCACACCAGCTCGTTCGGGTCCCACCATCCATATATCCGCTTAAAAACCTCTTTGTAAGCCTCGATAGACGGATAACCTTCCCTCCGGGCATCGTCCTCCGAAATATCCCCAAGCCGTTCCTGGCGCACGGAAATAATGCGGAGCAAGGCGAAAGGCTTGCTACCCTTTTTAAAATCGGTTTTCGCTTGATGTACCGACCCGACGCGCCAGCGGCGCCGACCGATGCGCCTGGTCTGGGTCTTCTTGCCGGCAAGGATCAAATCGACGTGCTCTGGCTTAAACAGGATCATGCCACCTTCACCTCTGTCCCGCCCCGTTCGGCTCCATATATCTAAACTCAAACTCATTGAATGTGTCTTTTGACCAGTTAAACAGGCAGGGGTCAGTGTATACCATGAATGGGTTGCACTCCAACAATATTACCTCGTTTATCCGCTCATTACCACGCTGCTTTACCCGGTAGATGTAATCAACCACCACATCATCCGCCGGAAGAAGCGAGGCAATAATTTCGCTTTTTTGCCTTATCGCCCACTCAATCGCTCCGGCCAGTTCTATTATTTCCGGGAACACTTCGCCTTTCAGGTAGTTATACTGTGATATTCCTACCAGCCGCCGGTTTTTGTAAAAACACCGGAACTCCTGCCAGGGTTCAATTTCAATCCACTCCCTGACAACCAAGTGTGGTGTGTAATTGTTCGATAAGGCGAGATTCAGGTCGTCGTATATCCTCTCACTGTCGCATAGAAGGGCTAATGCTTTAGTTGCCGAAGTGCACCGAAAACCATCCCTATGTCCTTTCCAGGAATCTTTCGGGCTCCTGCTACCTAAACGGACAAACGCCCCTTTCGGAAATTGCTTTATATATTCCGATAATTTTCGCGCCAACTTCAGGAATGTAGTTCTTTCTTCTGGTTTTGGCTCGCGTCCGTCTTCCATGGTCATATAATTTAGAGCAATCAATGATCTAACTTGTTCTTTGGTAAGTGGGAAATGAACTGTAGCTATCGAGTGATTGATAAGCCCATCCGGCCAGTTCTCTATGTAGGTGGGTTTGACCAGATCGAAATAATCCACTTTAACCACCACCTTGAACTTTAAATCATTCGGTTTCTGTGTTTTTATCATGTGTTTTTATCAGGCAATCTTTACCTCAGTTCCCGCCCCGTTAGATTCTACATAAATAACCTGGTCGAAGAATGATTTGGCCTCCTCAATGTGCGTGATGACAAACACCTTTTTAAACCTGTCCGCCACAGCTTTGATAGCCTCCAGGACCAGCGCTCTGTGTTCCGCATCCTGGCTCCCCAGGCCCTCATCCACGGTCAGCCATTCTATACGGGAACCAGCCCGGCGGGCCAGGAGTTCTGCCAGGGCAAACCTAATAGCGAAGTCAATCCGTAACTGTTCTCCGCCGGAAAATGTCTCGTAGGGCCTCTCCCCGTTCCAATCCGAAACGATGATGTCCAAGGTTTCCGCCATCCCAGCCCTGCTCTTTAAATTCCGCTGTGTCTCAAATTTCAAGGAATGCTCCCCTTTGCTCATCTGACCCAGGATTTCGTTGGCGATCCGCTCCAGTTCCGGAACCGCATTTTCGATGATTAGGGCCGGTATCCCATCACGGCCGAAGGCCTTGACCAGGGTTTGCCATCGGGCCTGTTCTTTGGCCATAGGCTCCATCGCGGCGGTCAGTTGCCGGCGCTCCTCTTGTGCTTTGTCCAGGGCCTCTAGTTGGGCCTTGAGACTGCCCACCCGGGCATAGATGCTGTTTTGCTGCTCCTGCAACTGCTTTATCCCCAGCCTTAATTCTTCGGCCCGGGCTTTGTAAGCGGGAGCTTGGGCGGCATCCTTCAGGAGGTTCTGGCGCTCTTGCTCCAGTTCCTTGGCCCGGTCTTCCTTCGTTTCGACCTCTCTGGTGATGGCCTCTAGCCTTTCTGCTGCGGTGGTCGCTATCTGGCGGGCCGCCGGCAACTCTTCTTTGGCCCTGGCCCAACCCTCGAGTTTCTTGGCCCGCTCTTCAAGTAATGGTAAAGCCCGCAACTCGTTAGCCAGTTGTCCGACCTTCTGGCGGATTTCCTCAAGCCTATTGACAAGTTCAGCCCGCTGCTCCTCGGCGCCCTGTAACTGCTCCTGCAGGTTCTGGAGCAATTCAGCTTTAGAGGCCAACTGGACAGCTTGCTCCGCCTTGGGCCGGAGGGCCGCGACCATATCCTTCAGGCGCTGCCGCTCCTTTGCGTCATACCCCAGGGCGTCTCGCTGTGCTTCCAAATCGCGCCAGACCTGCTCCAATTGGATAACTGGCGTCCGGTTTAGGCTGTCATACTCTGCCTGCACCTGTGGTATCCTCGCCTTGGCGGCCTGGGCATCGGCTAAGAACTTGCAGGCTGCCCGCTCCGGATCCAGGCACCCGCTGTTGGCCAGCATATCGGTCCTGGCCCGGAGGTCTGCCAGTTCCTTTTCCAATGTCCTGGCACGGGCTTCAAATTCTGTTTCAGCCTGCCTCCATGCAGCATGAGCCTCCTTGGCCTGTGCATCCAAAGCCTGCCACAGTTCCGCTATGGCATCTAATGCTTCTAGTTCCGCCAGGGCTATCTGGTAGTCGGTCGCGGCCTTCTCCAGAGCCCCCCTGTTAGCCAGGGCTGCCTCGGTAGCTTCGATCTGGGATTTTAGCTTGCTAATGCCGGTTTCGATCCGGCGCAGCTCGCTTGCAATCCGGGCCTCCTCCGCCTGGACTTCGGCCAGCATGGGTTGCCTGGTCTTTAACTCGGTAATCTGCTGTTTGACTTGCTCTAACTCGGCAGCCTTGGCCATAATCTGGGCCTCGGCATCCAGCATCTTCCTGGCCCGCTCGGCCTGCTCTTGGAGCTTCTGGCGCTCCTGTTGCTTGACCGCGATTTCATCGGTCAAAGCCTTGATCTGGCTTTCGAGGTCCCTGGCCTTCTCAGCCTTGGCTGCAGCCTCTCGGGCCTGTTCCTCGGCTTGTAGCAACTCCGCCTCTTTGTCCTCGATCTCCCTGGCCAGGTCCGCAAGTTGAGTCTCTATCTCCGCCAATTCATCCTGCAGCCCGGCCCGAGTCTGCAGCTTTTCATCCAGTTCTGCCGCCTTCGCCTTGGCTTTTTCCAGTGCCACGTGGGCGGCCCGCTCCTTCTCCCGGGCCTTTTCCTGGAGGGCGTCGTAAATCTCTAGCCCGAGGATTTGGGCCAGGACCGCTTTCCGCTGGCCCGGTGGTTTAGCGGTAAACTCATTAGCCCGGCCCTGAAGGATCATGCTACTGGCCGCAAAGGTCTCCGCGTCCAAATTAAGAAGATCACGTATCTTTTCTTCTGTCTCCCGAATGGTAGTGCCTGACTCGCTGGTCCATTGCTCCCCAACTAGATGCTGCAGTTCCAGAGTGGTTTTGCCCTTACCCCGCCGGCTGCGGGTCCGGATGACCCGATAGATTTCTCCCCGGTGCTCAAACTCAAAGCTGACGGCCATTTCCTGGGTGCCGGTGCGGACCATATCGTCCGCACTGCACCCGTTCTTCGTGGTCCCGAAAAGGGCAAACATCGGGGCAATGGTGAAGAGAGTTGACTTTCCGGCGCCGTTAGGCCCCGCTACAGCTGCCAGGTTTATGTTAGAAAGGTTAATATCTGCATGGGGGATGGCCCCAAAATTAGTAACCTCGATGCGCAAAGGGATCATATAGTTACCTCCTCCAGCAGCCCTGCGGTCATGGCCTGCAGGGCCTCGATCTCGTTATCGGGGATATTATGTTGCTTAGCCCACCTGGCCAGGGCCTCTACCGGTCCCAGGGTCTCAGTAACCCCCTGGTCCCGGACCCTATCTATTCGCTGGATGTCGGCTTTGATCTCAGCAACATAGAAAGCACCGACTTCATAAAGCGCCCTCTCCAGAGCTTTGCGGTCCATTTGTTTAGCCAGTTCCTCAGAGCAACTATACCAGAGGCGAACCACAGCATCCTTAAAGCCCGGGCCGGGTTTTCTGCCCTTTATGAAACCTTCAACCACCCAATCCTCCCAGGTAGCCGTCACAAAGGGCCTGGCCGGCGTTTCAATAAAACGAGACTTGATAGGATTCGTCATCTGTCTAAACATCGCCAGGTTAAATTCGTGAATCCAAAAACCGGGGGTAATTTGCTCGTCGTTGAAACTCAAACGCTCCGGGCTCCCGCAGTAGAACACCCGACCGTTCTGTTGTGGCCGGTGTATATGCCCCAAGCACACCAGGTCAAACCCCTGGATGGCTTCTTTAGTCAGCACTGGCTCATGCTGCATCAGAACGTCCTCGAAGCCCTTGTTGGCCAGATCGTAGGTAAGATGGGCCAGGAGTACGGCCAGGTTTTCGCATTGTGCCCGTAACCCCTGGCAGATATCTTTTATTTTGTCGGTCATTATGTGGTGGATAACGTGTGTGGGGAGATCACGGTATTCCTCCTGGGTGACCAAAGCAGACCGGCTCATCCCCGGGAGACAGGCAATGGAAAGACCCTTGTGGTGAACCACTCCCGGTTCAGTAAGTATGGTCACCCCGGGAATTTGCATATCCTGGATCAAACGGTAGGCTGAAATGGCATCATGGCTGGGTGTACCGCTTATGGCTATTACCGGGATACCGGCCGCCGTCACCTTGCGTAGCCAGTCGGCAAAGGCCTTGATCTCCACGCTGGCCCGGTCCAGAAAGACCCTGGCATCCTTGAAAGCATCGCCGGCGAATAGCACAAGATTACATTGTTCCTCAATTATGCGGTCGGCTACCCAGTCCATGACCCGTGTAATATCCTCAAAGCGGGATTGGGGAGTGGGGCCGGGGTACCCCAGGCCCCAGTGGACATCTCCGATGTGGGCTATTCTCATGCCTGATCACCACCAAACAAGCCAGGCGAGCCAGGCGAGCCAGGCAGCACTTCATCACCGGGAGTTTGACCGGTGATCATGCCGGTGATCATGGCAAGTAATTCATCTTTGGTCTTTTTTTGCAGCATGTCGATCAGCAAGCTTGCATCATCCATGTTGAGATCATTAAGGTCCTTCTTCGTCTGTTGATAAACAATGTTCTTAATGTCAGCGTTCGACAAACCTTTACTGCGACCGGTGGCAAAAATCGCCTTGATTTGTTTTTCACTCGCGCGGTTTTTGGCATTCGCGCTGCCGCCACCGTTTTTCCGATCAGCATTGGTGGGTTGAGTTAAGTTTGGATTTGTGCCCTCAATCCACTCTTCCAACTCGTCTTCTTCTTGCGAAAAAACACCACTCAGCCCGGTTGCAGCGAGTGTTGCCCGGACATAAGCCCGCTTGATTGCCATTTTAAGGACAGTGTTCCAAAGGGAATATAGATCGTCGTTTTCAACCCGGTACAGCCTGTACGTGCCGTTTTTCCCTTCAAACTCTTTGTAAACAAGCGTTTCTTTGTCCAGACCACGGGGAATATCCCTTTCCGGAACCCAGCGATAGCGGTATTTGGCCTCCCGGGTGCTGGCCATTCCCTCGCCTTCACCGACGTTTATCTGTGTCTGCGTATGCACCAGCCGAACCCGCGCCGTCACTTCATAATGCCCTGTGACATAATCTTTGGTCTCGTGCTTATCCAGGATTACCAGTGAGAATCCGTATAGCTTGTTGAGAAGGTCGGCCCCCGGTTGGTAAAGGGTGGGCTTTTTAGCGCCGGGCACGACACCATAATGCACGTCCTTAACCAAAACCCGCTTGAAAAAGTCCTGCACTAATTTCATCCTGGTCTCTATTTCCGTCAGGCGGGCCTCCATTTCCCGGACAGAGCCTAAATCGAGGTCTGCCATCGTGTTATACTGGTTGATTGTTGCCAGTTCGCCCACCTAAGCCACCTCCCCCAATTCTTCCAGCTTCTTCGTCAGCGCAAAGAACTCAACGCCATTAACAATGATGTGTTTGCGATAAGGGTACTCAGTGTTCTGGAATATCTCCAAGCACGCTATTTTATTAAACGTCCGGCACAGTTCATTTAACTGCTTCTCACTGACCTGGATTTGAAGGTTGTTTTTTATAGAGAGATTTGCCCCGTATGCACCAGTGATTTGCTGAATGGTCTCAAAGCTTTCCCTGAATCTGAATATGGCATCAAGCAGTTTATTTTCCATTAGAACCACCTTCCCAGTAAGGTACCCATAGGTTGCAGTTTTCGGGCTTTAGGTGAGGATTACCCCAAAAGACATCATAAGGACACTGTTGGGTGTTGCTTTTACTGCAGCTATAACACTTACATTCGCGGCGCATTTTGTCCCATGGGTTATAGCTCCGGTATTCATCGCTTACTACCATATCCCACCATCTCACCGCGCCATCCCCCCACTTCTGAAGTAGAGCGCCCACCGGCGCCTCTTCTTTACTTCAGCCCGCCAAGCTTTCCATCTCAGATATAGCCTTCTTAACACCGATTTCACCTCCTATCATCTTCCCGTGCGGGGTATACTGTGTATTTTTGGTAATGCTTACCGTCGGAGTAAACATATATGTCAACACAAAAGTTGCTTTTATTAGCCGCTTCTTGAGCAAATGCCCATGCTCGATCTCTATTTGAGAACCAGCGTGATCTGATGTCGACAGATATTGGCCTCACAAAGATGTTACGGCCCATCTTTAGTTCACCTCTATACCGGTTCAACTTTGGTAAACACTGCACCACACGTGCATCCATAGGTTACGGTATCTGCCTTAAACCCCTCCATAATTCCCAAAATCTTAACCGGCCCGGGCCACCGGTATATGTCGGCCCCGCAGCCCGGGCAAAGGCGGCCGGCAATGGAGTGCTTTCCTCGAACAGTAGCCCACCCTGTCTCTTTAGTCGCCTCTACAACATACTCGGGCAGAGAAAGCCGCCGTATGCCGTACTTGTCAAGCACTGTCCTGATTACCTTGAGCATCAACTGCCTGGTTGTTCCCCGACCGGTCCGTACCAGAATGCTCACGGCGGTTTGCACGGCAGAAATGTCTTCGGGTGTTGGAAAAAGCAAAACTTTTTCAGCCAAGACATCACCTCCTTAGCCGTTAACCAGCCTGAGAAGCGTTTTCTGTAATGTCTGTGTCGCGTTTCGACACTTCTTCGGGCAAAAAAATTTCATCTAAGCTTTTGTTTAGCAACCTAGCTATTTCCACAGCTAGTTCAAGAGATGGATTCCTTGTCCCCAGCTCTATATGGGTATAATGGGCACGGCTAATACCGAGCTCTTGCGCAATCTTCTCATGTGTGAAGCCCGCTTCTTTTCGTGCCTCAAGCAATTTCCTCCGAAGCATTACTGCTTACCTCCCTGTGCCGTTCTGACACTATTATACTGTGTCGTTTTGCCACTGTCAATGTGTTTGTGTCTTATCGAGACAAATGTTGCCTGGCGACACACTTTTGGTTATGCTGTTACTGGAGGTGTTACGAATGGACACGCTTGGAAATAGAATCAAACAATTGAGAGAAAAGCTTGGGCTTACCCAAAAAGAGCTGGCTTTAAGGATAGGTGTTGCCAGATCATCCTTGGCATCCTGGGAAGTAGGCAGACGAGAACCGGATTATGAAATGCTACAAAAACTGGCCGATGCACTTGATAGCAATGTACAGTATCTTCTTACCGGCAAAAACGGTGTCTCGGAAATACCTGACCCATGGTACGAACGTGACACTCCTCCCACGGAAGCCGACCTGGAAAATATAATCAAAGAACATCCCAATCTCCGGCTATTTGGAAACCCTCTTGATGAGAAGACCAAAGAAGACGTGATGTTGGGCCTGCGGATAGTATGGGAAACCTTGCAAAAAGAAAGAGCTGCCAAACGGCAGCAGAAATAAGTTCAAGCCAGGTTGTTTCAAAAGGTAGAGTGAGGGAAGATGCTCTATTCGAAAGCAAAAACTCTGGCAGAAACGGGCAAGAAGCCCATTGATATAGCGGAAGATTTAGGTATTTCAGTGCGTTATGCGCCTTTTGAAACCATCGCAGGAATGTCGATCCAAGCGGGAGAAAAAAGGTTCATACTGATTAACTCAACTCTTTCAGACCTGGAGCGCCAATTTGTCTGTGGCCACGAACTGGGCCACTTTTTTTTACATCCTTCGACAAACTTTGTGTTCATCCTCCAAAAAACCCTTTTTTACATCAAAGAAGAATACCAGGCAAACATGTTTTCCTGCCACCTAATGCTGGGCGAGAAAGCGGAAGAATACAGGCCTATTGTTTCAGAAGCCTGCTCGGCAGAAAGCCTGGAAAAGATCCTGAGAATAATTGCCACTTTTCTGGAGGTGGAAGACTAGATGGCTAAACGCGGGCACGGTGAAGGGACAATCACTAAACGTCCTGACGGTAGATGGATGGCCCAGGCCAGCATTGGCCGCGACCCGACCACAGGTAAGTTGAAGCGGGTCACCAAATACTTTAAAACTCGCAAAGAGGCACAAGAATGGTTGGTCCAGGTGCAGCACGAGAAGGCCACGGGAACTTTTGTAGAACCCCACAAGGTGACGGTGGGAGAATGGTTGGATAGGTGGCTGAATGATTATGTAAAGCCCCGTGTGCGGCCCAAAACGTGGCATGGATATAAGGATGTGGCCAGGTTGCACATAATCCCGGAAATTGGCCATGTCCCCTTGAGCAAATTACAGGCTGGAGATTTACAGAGGCTGTACAACAGCAAAATGGAAGGCGGCCGGGCTGATGGCAAAAAGGGCGGCCTGTCAAGCAGGACAATCCACATGATGCACCAGGTTATTCACGGTGCGTTAAAACAAGCAATGAAAGAACAGCTTATTCACCGGAACGTAAGCGAAGCAGTAAGCCTGCCCAAACTGCGTTACAAGGAAATTCAGCCGTTGACGGCTGAACAAGTGGCCCGTTTCCTGGAAGCGGCAAAGGCGGACAGGCTTTACGCAGCCTTTCTGATGGACGTCGGGACCGGCCTGCGGCGTGGAGAACTGCTGGCCCTGCGCTGGCAGGACGTGGACTTGAAGAACGGCGTTGTTCATGTCAGGCAGTCCATTGGCCGGGTGAAAGTTGAAAACGGCCCGACCAAAACGGCCCTTGTTTTCAACGAACCCAAAACCCCAAAGTCCCGGCGGACAGTCCCTTTGCCCGGCGAGGTTCTGCGGGAACTAAAGGAACACAAAAGGCGCCAGGCCCAGGAGAAACTTTTCTTCGGGCAAGAATACCAGGATAACGGCCTGGTGTTCTGTACTGAAGACGGGCGGCCATTGGACCCTGACAATTTCGGAAAACGTTATGCCCGATTGCTAAAGAAGGCAGGCATTCCCCACGTGGCCCTGCACAACTTAAGGCATACCTGCGCGACACTGCTTCTGGAAGCCGGTGAACATCCGAAAGTTGTTCAAGAACTGCTTGGACATTCAAGGATAAATGTGACCATGGATATTTACTCCCATGTCAGACCAGAAATGCTGCAGCGGGCGGCAGTGAAGCTGGACAGCTACCTGAGAACAAAAGAAAAACCCCCTACAGGGGTTAAGCGGTAAATTCCATTGCAGTAATTTTGCAGTAATGCCAGGGTTTACAGTAACTCTCCAAACCCACGAAGTCTTGATTTTCCTGGTGGGCGGGGTAGGAATTGAACCTACGACCTTCTGCGCGTCAAGCAGACGTTCTCCCACTGAACTACCCGCCCTCACGTGATAACATCTATA